GGAATTGGTTGGCTGGTGGCTCTGCATCATCAAACTCTGATGGAAGCATAACTTCAAGCGTTTCTGCAAACACTACTGCTGGATTTAGTATCGTGACTTATACAGGAACAGGAAGTTCAGCTACAATTGGACATGGGTTATCTAGCACTCCTCAAGTTGTTTTAATAAAATGTAGGTCAGATGCAACTAATTGGCATATGTATCATTCTTCAGTTACTACTGCTGATAACCAAGTTATGTATTTAGATTTAACTAATGCACTTTCTACTTTAACAACATCTTCTTTTGATGTTTCAGAATTTAGTTCAAGTGTTTTTGGATTAAATACAAATGATGCAGTAAATGGAAGTGGAAGAACATATGTTGCCTACTGCTTTGCAGAAAAACAAGGCTACAGCAAATTTGGGTCTTACACAGGAAATGGAGATGCAGATGGAACATTTATTTATACAGGATTTAAACCAGCTTGGGTATTAGTGAAAAAAACTGATGGTGCTAACGCATGGCATTTATTTGACAACAAAAGAAATACTTTTAATCCTAATGATAGAGGATTATTTCCAAATACATCAGATGCAGAAAATACAGGAAATGGAATTGATTTTTTAAGTAATGGTTTTAAATTTCGTAGTACAGATGGTGGATATAACAATGGAGGTTATCTCTACATGGTTTTTGCAGAAGCACCATTTGCAACAGCAGGAACTAAAGCAGCGGGGACGGCAAGATAATGTCTAGAAAAAACGGAGGAATAATCGGACCAGCAAACACACCTGTAGGAGGACTTATAACAGGGGTGGCAAGTGGTGTATGGAGAACAAACGATCTTTTAAATTTTGTAAGTAATGATCAATGGCCAAAGGCTCCTCAAAGCATAGATAACTCATGTTTGTTTGATGGTAGTGGTTATGGACAAAGAAGTATATCAACTGCTGGTAGCGGAACTACAGCTACTTTTTCTGCTTGGGTTAAACCTAGTGAACTTCCAGATAAAGCATTATTTACATCGTACATAGACTCTAACAATTATGTTGAAATATATTTTAGTAGTGGTGCATTTAGAGTGTATCATTATGATGGTGGTTCAACTTCCAATGATATTAAAACAACTCCTCTTTATAAAGATGAATCTTCGTGGTATCATTTTCATGTAATATTTGATACGACAAATGGAACAGAGGCAGATAGAATTAAAATGTACGTCAATGGATCTGAAGTTACAGCTCTCGCAACTTCTAATTATCCAACCTCAAGTCAAGATTTAGAATTAAGTAGTTCTTCAGCAACTTTTAATTTAGGGGCAAGAAATGGTGATGAGCAATGGAAAGGGTACATGGCAGAAGTTGTTTTTATAGATGGACAAGCACTTACACCTTCTAGCTTTGGTGAAACCAATACTGCAACAGGTATATGGACTCCGAAAAAAATAGGTCAAATTGCTTCTGCAGGAACTAATTCATTTTATCTTGATTTTAAAGATAGTTCAAATTTAGGTAAAGATCAATCAGGGTTAGGCAATGATTTTACTGTAAGTGGTTTGGCAAGCACAGATCAAATGACTGATACTTGCGTAAATAATTTTGCTACATTTAATAGTATAGCATACGGAGAAAGTGGAGCACTTGCAACTTTTGCAAATGGAAATTTAGATATAATACGTGGCAGTGCTTCATGGAGAACAGCACCAGCTACTATAGGGGCTTTGAACAAAGGTAAGTGGTATTATGAATGTAAAGTAGGAACTATATTATCTTCCTCTCCATATCGTTATATTCAAGTTGGTGTAATTAGTGAAGGTGCTATATTTGGTTGCATAGATTCTTATCATGACTCTACAACCTATTCGTACGCTTATCATTGGGATGGTCAAAAATATGTAAATAATAGTGCTTCATCTTTTGGTAGCGCTATTACTTCTGGAAGCACTGTTATGATTGCTTTAGATTTTGATAATAATTATATTTATGCTGGTTTAGATGGCACTTGGCAAAATAGTGGTGATCCAACTTCAGGCTCATCAGGTACAGGCGCATTATCAGCTTTACAGTCGGGTCAAAATTGGTTTCCAACTGTATCAGTTTACAATACCACACATCAAATAAATTTTGGTTCACCACATTATTCAATCTCATCAGGAAATAGTGACGCTAACGGTCATGGAAATTTCGAATATTCTGTACCTTCGGGATATTATGCGTTAAATACATCTAACTTAAATACTTATGGATAAAAATTATGGCTTATAGTTCAATTACAAAACCGGAAGATCATTTTAATACTAAACTTTATACAGGGGATGGAAACTCACCTCTTGCTATAACAGGAGTAGGATTTCAACCTGATTGGGTTTGGATAAAAGCAAGAACTACAACTGACTATAATCATATGTTGTTCGATTCTGTTAGAGGTGCAACAAAGTATTTAAAATCTGACGCAAGTAGTGCAGAAAATACTATAGCAGAAACTTTGAAAAGTTTTGATTCCGATGGATTTACACTTGGAAATTCAGCCTATACAGTAAATGATAATGCAGTACCTTTTGCATCATGGAATTGGTTAGCTGGTGGCACAGCACCATCACAAACATACACAGTAAAAGTAGTTTCAGATAGTGGCAACAAATATAGATTTGATGACTTTGGAACAAGTGCTGTCACATTAGATTTACAAGAAGGTGGGACTTATACATTCGATCAATCTGATAGTTCTAACTCAGGACACCCATTAAGATTTTCTACAACATCAGATGGAACACATGGTGGGGGCAGTGAATATACTACAAATGTCACAACAACAGGAACTCCAGGATCATCAGGCGCACAAACTGTAATTACAGTAGCAGCATCTGCACCAACATTATATTATTATTGTTCTTCTCACTCTGGTATGGGTGGTCAAGCAAATACAAACTCTACATTTGGTTCATCTAATTTTTCAGGCAGTATTCAAGCTAATGTTTCTGCTAATACTACTTCTGGATTTAGTATTGTTAAATATACAGGAACAGGAGCAAATGCAACAATTGGTCATGGTTTAGGTAAAAAACCTGATTGGATTGTAGTAAAAGCATATGAAGATGCTCAACAATGGGCTGTTCAACATTCTTCTTTAGGTGCAACAAAAGGAATTAGAATTAATACTACTGGTGCTGCTTACACATCATCAACAAGATGGAATGATACTGAGCCAACATCTGATGTATTTTCAGTTGGAACTGAAGCTGAAGTTAACACAAACACAGAAGACCATATTGCATATTGTTTTACATCTATCAAAGGCTACAGCAAGTTTGGAAGCTATGTTGGAAATGGAGTAGCATCAGGAGGAGGCCCATTTATTTATCTTGGTTTTAAACCAGCGTTTTTTATGTTAAAAGAAACTTCTAATGCTGATAATTGGATAATTTTGGATAATAGAAGACTAGGTTACAATAAATTAATTTATCATTTATTTCCAAATTTAGCTAATGCTGAATATGCTTCTGACAGGGTAGAATTAAGATCTAATGGAGTAAAAGTAATAGATAATGATGGTTCAGTTAATACAAGTGGCGCAACTTACATTTACATGTCGTTTGCAGAAAACCCATTTGTAGCCAATGATTCTGGAACCTCAATACCAACAACAGGTTTTTAAATAGCTATGGACAATAAATTAAAAATAAGATAAAAGGAGATCAATATGTATGCAAAAGTAGAAAATAATCAAATCGTAAAAGCAAACTCTAACCTTGGAGCGTTTGGTTTGTCCCCTGAGACAACTGTTGCTCAAAGAGAGGCACAAGGAGTTTATGAAATTATATATGACAATAGTAATCTAAAAGATACAAGATACTATACAAACGGCGCAGAGTCTATTGTGTTTGCAAACAATGCCGTTACTGCAAGCTACGGAACAGCTACAGGCAAAAATGTAGATGATACTTTATGGACACAACAAGATTCAGATGATGGTGATTTACCTTCTGATAAAGAAGTTGGAGATGTAAAAGTTCCAGGTTTAAAAACTATATTTAAAAATGAAGTAAAAGCACAAGCTAAAAGTTTATTATCACCAAGTGATTGGTATGTAATTAGAAAAGCAGAAGATTCTGAATCTACGATTCCATCTAACATAGCTACTTATAGAGCAGCTGTTAGAACTAAGTCTAATGAAATGGAAACAGCTATTGATGGTGCAGCTGATGCAGCAGCAATGGAAACTTTGTATACATACACTAATACAGGCACAGAAGAGAGCCCTGTATACACTAGACCTTTAGGTGAGTGGCCTGAACTATCGTAGTTTTTAAAATATTGATTCTGCATAAAAACTAATATAAAACCTAAAAAACAGGTTTTTTTATGCTACAAAAAATAGGGTTTCAACCAGGATTCAACAAACAGATTACAGAAACCACAGCCGAAGGGCAATGGGTTGATGGTGATAATGTAAGATTTAGATATGGCACACCTGAAAAAATAGGTGGCTGGTCACAATTAGGTGAGAATAAATTAACTGGTGCAGCAAGAGCTTTGCATCACATAGTTAATAAATCCGGTAATAAATACGCAATCATAGGAACTAACAGAATTTTATACGCTTATACAGGTGGTGTATTTTACGACATACACCCTATTAAAACTACAACTACATTGACTAGTGCATTTAGCACAACGAATGGTTCAGCAACAGTTACTTTAACATTTAGTACAGATCACAATATATCAGCAAACGATATTATACTATTAGATAGTTTTTCTGCAATTACAGGATCTAATTTTGCAGCTTCTGATTTTAATGATAAAACATTTATGGTAACTTCAGTTCCTACTTCTAGTACTTTAACA